AAAGCAAATCACAATCCTAAATATTCGTTTTTAGAGTCAATTACAACATTTGCAAAACGCAAAGACTTACCACAAGAACTATATGAATTGGATATTTTAGACGGTTCACCACCTTGCAGTAGTTTTTCAATGGCTGGTAATCGTGAAAAGGACTGGGGGAAAGAAAAGAAATTTAGAGAGGGTCAAGAATTACAAGTTTTAGATACTTTGTTTTTCGACTTCATAGACCTTGCAAAAGAATTACAACCTAAAGTAGTAGTAGCTGAAAATGTAAAAGGTTTATTATTAGGTGAAGCTAAAAAATATGTTAGACGTATTTACAAGGCGTTTGACGAAGCTGGTTATACTTGTCAACACTTTCTGTTAAACGCGTCTAAAATGGGCATTCCACAACGTAGAGAAAGAGTATTTTTTATTGCGTTACGCAAAGATTTAGAACCAAAATTTATGGAGTATGTAGATATGTTTACTGAACTACCTAAAATTAAAATGGAATTTAATGATAAAGAAATACCTTTTAAAGATGTATATTTTAATTTAACTGATAGAACTTTAAGTGATAGATTTAAGTATGTATGGAGTAACAGAAAAGATGGAGATTTAGATTTTTCTTGTGTTATGAATAGAATTGAAAATAGACCAAATTCATATTTTGCTTATAATTTTATTTATAATAATAAAGTTCCTAATACAATTATAGCAAATGATTTAAATGTATTATTTGATGAATGTAGACACCTAAATAAAATTGAACTCTGCAAAATTGGTTCTTATCCTCAAGATTATAATTTTTTAAAATTAAAACCTCAATATCTAATTGGTATGTCAGTTCCGCCTTTAATGACTGGTAAAATAGCAGAACAAATTTATAAACAATGGCTATCGAAATTATGAAAAAAGAATTACGTTCGTACCAACTAGACCTATCAAAGAAAGCGGTTGAAATATTACGGAAAAGGAAGATAGTGTATTTAGCCATGGAAGTTCGTCTTGGTAAAACTTTGACAGCTTTAAATGTATGCGAGTTATATGGTGCTAAGTCAGTCTTATTCGTTACTAAAAAGAAAGCAATGTCATCTATAGAGTCAGATTATGCTAGTATGCCGTTTTCTTTTGATTTAGCGGTTATAAATACCGAGTCAATACATAAGGTGGCAGGTCAATTTGATATTGTTATAAGTGATGAAAATCACAAATACGGAAGTTTCCCAAAGCCAAGCAAAGGAGCGAAAGAATTTAAACAACGATACTCACACTTACCTTTGATATTCTTAAGTGGTACACCTCACCCAGAGTCATATTCACAGATATACCACCAATTTTGGATAAGTAAGCATACACCATTCCATCAGTACCCAACATTCTATAAATGGGCATCCGTATTTGTAGATATAAAAGTAAAGCATTTAGGTTACGGCATGATTAAAGACTATTCAGGAGGTAAAAAAGAATTAATTGAACAAGTAATTAAACCATATATGATAACGTACACACAAAAAGAGGCAGGATTCAGTTCTACGATCAACGAGAAGATAATATACGTTGACATGAAGGAATCAACATACGTATTAATTAAGAGGCTAGAGAATGATCTAGTAGTGCAAGGCAAGCAAGAAGTAATACTTGGCGATACATCGGTTAAATTGATGAGTAAATTGCATCAGTTGTACTCAGGAACTATCAAATTCGAGTCAGGAAATACAGCGGTATTAGATTATTCCAAAGCAATCCGTATTTACACGATGTTTAAGACTAGACAAATTGCAATATTCTATAAGTTTAAAGCTGAATTAGATGCGTTGGAGTTTATATTTGGAGATACACTTACAACTGACCTTGGAGAGTTCAACACAACAACCAAATCAATTGCATATCAAATCGTATCAGGGCGCGAGGGTGTAAACTTATCTCGTGCGTCTTCATTGGTTTATTACAATATAGATTTTAGCGCTGTATCTTATTGGCAAAGTCGTGACAGATTAACTACAATGGATAGACTAGATAATAACGTATATTGGTTCTTTGCGAAGAATGGTATAGAAGATAAAATATATAAAGCTGTAATGAATAAAAAGAACTACACACTAAACGTATTTAAAAATGACTTCGGAAAGTAAGATACAATCAAGTTGCATAAACTACGCTAAAAAAAATGGGTGGTTTGTGCTTAAAGTTATTCGATGTAATGTGAATGGTTTTCCTGACGCGAGCTTTTTTAAGGATGGTAAAACATTTTTTGTTGAATTTAAAACAGCTATCGGTAAGCAGTCAGAACTACAGAAATACGTTGAAAGCGAATTAGTTAAGCAAGGATTTAAATATTACCTTATCCGAGATATAAAAGAATTTCAAAAAATAATTACAGATATATGATATTATTGTAATAAATGTATTATATTTGTCATATAGAAACAATTTAATATTTGAGTTATGCCAACAGAAATTAAAAGAGTAGAGTTATACGGAATCGATTTAGATTGCGAGTTTGATTGGGAAGAATATAGCCCTCAAACATATGATCATCCAGCAGAAGGTGGTTTTGAACGTATCACTAGAGTTTACCATAATGGAGCAGACATAATGGAATTATTAGCAGAATCAGTAATAGAAGAGTTAGAACTTAAAATACAAGAAAATGAATGATAAACTAGAATTACTTGAAGCATATATAAGAGGATACAAACATTCGCTACACTCATATATCGAAGATTACGGATATAATGAGTTTGCTGGAGGGCAAGTATTTGCAATGGATAGAATAGTTAAATACATTAAAGAATTAAAAGAAGATGAAAATAGTAGCAAACTTAACGGATAAGCACGAGACTAACCTAAAGCAAATAAAAAGACTAGGTTACATCTTAGGTGAAGAAGTAAACACCAAACCACAACAAGTATCACTAGCAATGGATATTCTCCAGTATTTAATGTGGGAATTTAGCGAACAAGAATTAATAGAAATAATACTTAAAAATAATGAAAGAGTATAATATAGATTGCATGAAACACAGAAAGCATACGCATTTAGCTGGTGTTGACATTGCAATAATCACAGCAGAAAAAGGTAAGTGCGTACTTACAATCAAAGATGCATACTTTACTAGAGGTATAGACGTGTCAGGTAATAAAACAGATGGTTACTTCCTAGAGTTTGAAGAAGATGTAATGCCGATGGTAGTTAATTCTTCCAATAGAAAACAGATAAGTCAGAACTTAGTACTAGAAAAAGGATTATCTTTGACAGATAGTCGTAACATTGGTAACTGGATTGGTTACAAGATCGAGCTATACCATGACGAGACAATAAGAATGATGGGTAAAGTAGTTGGTGGAATCAGAGTAAAAGGATTCAAAATACTTCCTGAATTGCAACCTAACACACCAAACTTCGATGCAGTAAAGAAAGCATTACAAGGTGGTAACTATACAATTGAACAAGTAAAAACAAAGTATAACGTATCTGAAGCGGTACAAAAATTATTAGAAAATGGAAAATAAGATTTACCGCCATAGAGCAAGTCAGTCAGGATTGCTTTTAACTAATGGCAAAGACGAATTAAAGTTAGGTGCAACAATGACTACCCACTTAAAGAAGTGGTATGCAGAGCAGAAGTCAGGAGTACGTGAAGATATTCGTTCCAAGTATTTCGATAAGGGAAATATGTGTGAAGCAGATGCAATTGACATTACAGCTGAACGATTAGGTTTAGGTATCTTAGAGAAGAACTTAATACATTTCAACGACGAACACTTCCAAGGTACTCCTGACGTTTACACGGATGAGTTAGTAATCGATACTAAATGTAGCTGGGACTACACCACGTTTTTAGATGCTGTAACGTCTCCGATTAATAAAGACTATGAAGCACAATTACAAGTGTATATGCATTTGTTAGGATTAAAGAAAGCAAAGTTGGTTTATGTAATGTTAGACACACCAGCTGAAGCAAACTATGGCGAGGATATATTCTATTCACACCTTCCAATTGAGCAACGATTCTTTGCGTTTGATTTGGAATATGATCCTAAAATGATTGAAGCAA